TAGCTGCCTGCGTAGAGTTTGCACCAGACATAGCAGCCACGTTCGACAGACCCTTAATAGAGTCGGTAGAAGTGTCAAGATCCACACCGGCAGTTGTGAACGTACCAATTGCTTTGGCCATCTCAGCAAAGTTGTAGATGGTCTGGTCGGAATATGTGTTCAGCTCTTCAAGCGCGGCATTGACATCTGTGATCGTCGAGCCCTTGGACTGCGTGTTGGCGAGAATTGTCTGAATCGAGTTCAGGTTTGTTTCATATTCTGCCAAACCAGACTTCGCCGGATCTATGATGAGCGACGAAGCCATTTGCGCACCTACGAGGGCAGCCTTAACGCCCAGTGCACCCAGAGCAGCGATACCTGCGACAGACATAGCGCTAATTCGCTGGTTCGCCATATCGGCGTTGATACCGATTGAATTGAAGTTGACCTGTCGGCCAGCGAGATCCAGCTCTTGCAGACTCTTAATTGCATTCTTAGAGCCCTGTACAATGCTATCGAACGTGATGCCCTGAATCGATGTCTTGAGGTTGCCGATACCAGCCTGAACCGAAGCGAAATTCAGGTTCTGCTTGATGGTGTTAGCCGCTTCGATAACACCCTTGGCACCTTCTTGGAAGGGCTTCGGGTTCATCTCAAGCTTTACATTCTTACCGGCAGCGTCGAGTTCAGAAAGGCTCTTTACAGCACCATCGAACTTGAGTTCTTTCTTTAGGTTTTGCGCTACAGTGACAGTCGACTGGACACTGTCTGCGAAAGCCTTGTTGTCGAACTTGATATTGCCGATATTCTTACCAGCGGCGTCAAGCTCAGAGAGAGCCTTGATGCTTCCGCTGAAGTCCATGCTCTTCTTGAGGTTTTCCAATGAGGTCATCGTCGTCTTGACGTTAGCCTCGAACTTGGAATTGTCGAATTTTATAGAGACGACGCGCTCTTCAATGCTCGCACTCATGCAGAAGTCACCGCCTTCCAAACATCGTCTGCAATCTTGTCAAATATAGGTCGCATTGCGGGGTTGATGTAATCTCGCCCTCGAACATAGCCACCAGTTCCGGTGCCGTGTCCGTATTGAAGAATGATTGCGATGGGAACGCCGTCCGGTGTGTTGCTGTTGGACCAAGTAATTGAGTGATGACCTCGAGCGCTTTTTACGCTGTAGTCCCACGAGTTCCTAGTGTCGCCATCGTCGAGGGGTGTTGCCTTAGCGAGGGCTGTTACGCCTGCTCGACCGGCTTTGTGAAGGTGCGGTGTGATATTGCTGGCTGCAGTAGCCTTTTTTAGAAAGCTCTCCATACCGGAAAAGGAGCCACTAGATGTTACGCTGATCATTAAGTGGCTCCTTTCGCCGATATTTATTCCATGATGAGGGGTGGTCCTAGATAACGAATCAGGAACTGACCTCGAGGTGCGACTCCACCAACATGGAGGTTTAGGGTTCCGGAGTGAAGGAATAGACCTATTTTTTGTCCGGCCTCGATGATGTAGTCATCCAGCTCAGAGTGAACTCTGGTGTACAGAGATGGGTTGAGCGGGAATCCGTTACCATCGACATTTCTGACGATCGTGGTACCGTCATTTTCAACAAGACGTAGGTGGAAGTTTGACGTTCCGTTACCAGCCTGCTGAATAGTCCAAGCCTTCACGTCATATCGACCGTGACGCTTGAACTCGATGACTCGTCCATCCGTCGATACAAACCAGTTGGTTCCGCCACGACGACGAACTGGAAGTCCCCATGATTTGACCCATTCGGGAGAGACGTGTCCTTGCTGCCCCGGGGGTTCCAAGAGGACCATTGGGCCACGACCAGTTGGATACCAACCGGTAGTGGCTGGAGCTTTCAGAGGCGTTGCCACCTGTCCAGCCAATCCTTCGATCGTGTAATATGACTCTTCCCAACCGTGATCCGTGTTGTACCAGACAACCTTTCGATTGGCCAGAGCAACCCGAGTGGTATCGGTTCCGGGAACGCCAAACACACTATCTCGTTGCGCCGTAGTACCTCGACCGACGTAGTTATCTTCGACTAATGCCGTGATCCCTGCATTACCGATCGAGATGATGTAGTTGACTACGTTGTATGGCTGGAGGTTGTTGTGCGGAGCTCCACCACCGGTAGCTTGCGTCTGCTGATCGTAAGCTCCAAGAGCATCAGATGCAGCAAATGCTCCACCAGACCCAGTGAAGTTCAGATCGTCAACGCCAGAGAAGCCCTTGACCGTGTGAGTGTGAGACGGCATTTCGTTGACCGTCAAGGTGTGCGTCTTAGCGCCACCCTTATCTCCGAGATTGCGGAACTCATCCTGATTCGGATCGAAGCCGGTAGGAACACGTCCTCGGAAATCGGGAATGTTGAAAGTACTCGTCCCGTTACCGGTTCCATAGGTAGTCCCAATGGCAGCGAAGAGTTCGGCATAGGTGGTTCGAGAAACCGCTGCGCCATCACAAATCATCCAGCCAGAAGGAGCTACAGTGCCACCAAATATGCTGATGACACCGGCAATGAGTGGACGATCCGGACCCGTATCGCCTGTAAGTCCTCGAACAGACCCAGCATCGAGTTGTGTACCACCACGAGTGCTAAGAACGAGGTTTCCGCTACCATTGACGGCTCCGCTAACGACAGATGCATTCTCTACTTCTTGCAGCTTAGCCGCTGTATAGCCTGTTACTGAAGCCAATAGACTCCTCCTTTCTTAATGTTCGCCGACCAAGGGAGGTCCGACATATCGAATTGTTGTTTGTCCACCGATACCTTTAGCGTCGTCTCGGTTGTGTAGAGTCATGCCGGTGGTACCGGTCATGGTTCCCTGCTGAAGCTTCATGGCAACTTGATATCCCGGAGCAATGATGAGATCGAACACCTCTAGGTGCGCACGAACACGGAATGTTGGATCTTTCTGGAATCCTCCGCCACTTGTGCCGTTGACGAAGGTTGTTCCGTCTGATCCAAGGACCTGTAGGACAAAGTCAGGAGCCCCAGCACCTTCAAGGATCTGAGTCCACTGGCGAATATCGTAACGACCGTGTTTGAGAATTTGCGTTAGGGTGCCGTTGGTTGTAAACCAAGACGCCCCACCTCTTCTCTGCGTAGTCGTAAATCCACCTATCAGACTGTTCCAAGTAACCCAAAGAGGCGCTGCCTCCAGAGTAATACTAGGTCCCCCTTCACCGGTTGGATACCAGCCAGCTGTCGAGCCTGTGACTAGACCGGGGACGGTCAGACCAGTGGTACCTGAGACAGCATAGAAGCTTTCTTCCCATCCAAGGTCCGTATTAAACCAAGCAACCCTCTGCTGAGCCAGAGCAACTCTTGCAGTATTGTCAGCGGGAATACCATATTTAGCATTACGCTGAGCAGTGGTACCCCGATCTTTCGTTGTGAAATATCGAGGCAGGTTTGTTCCACCGCCTTGAGGACCCTTCGCACCAACTGAGATGATGTAGTTAACAGTCAAATATGGCTGAAGGTTGTTATGCCATGCTCCGCCGCCAGTAGCGACGGTGGGTTTGTCGTAGGCCACAAAAGCATCAGACGCGTTCAAACGAGTGTTATTACCCGTGAAGTTCTTATCATCGACGCCAGAGTAACCCAATATGCCGTGAGTGTGTGAAGGCAAGTTATCAGCGGTAAGAGTTACCTTCTTTTGTCCGCCAAATTCACCAACGGTATCAAACTCTGTCTGAGCAGAATCGTGACCCACACCCAAACGTCCACGAAAATCAGGAAGTTGGAATGTGGTAGACCCGTCGCCGGTTCCATACCTAGTTCCGACCTCCGAATATAGCTCGGCATACTCAGTTCGGGAAAGTTGACGTCCATCACAGAGCATCCAGCCCTCAGGAGCTACGGCACCTGCAAAGAGAACGATATTACCGGCCTTGTGTGGACGTTCTGGGCCCGTAAAGCCCTTAGGACCCTTGACATTACCGGCAGGTATTGGCGCTCCATCACGGCGTTCCAGTACGAGACCACCAGCACCGTCAACGCTGCCGTCAACGACAGTGCCGTCCACGACTTCCTGTGTTCTTTCTTGGTTATAGGTAATGATGGTGGGCATACTGGACTCCTTCCTTACAGAGAGCTAATTCGAACTTCATCTTCGTTAATTGGTACGACAGAATCCCAGTTGATGGTAAACATGTCGCCCGTTACTGCAATTGCTTCATCAGGTCCGACGACGGTGAAGGTTCCATCGCCATTGTCCGTGACCTTCATGAGAGCATTGTCTACAAACAGGTCAAGCAATTCTTGCGGTGTTGGGAGGCGCGCTTCCGTAGTCTCAGTTCCGTAAAGAACCTGTTCTACCGCTTCAAGCGCCCAAGGATATACGACTCTGGAGTCGAGAACCAAGTGGGCGCCATATTTGACGCCGAATGCGGCATCCTCGAACTTGACTGGGCGAGTTGTGATTTCCCAACTGAATGTTGAGGGCTCTACGTCTTCACCTAGCGACAGGAATTCCTTTTCGGAAGGAGCCGCCAGAGCATTGTAGAGAATATGGATCTTGTATGCGTGATCCAGCGAGTTGACGTCGTTCCCGATAAGAGTACGATATGACAACCCAAACTGTTTACGCTTTTGCTGTGTGATCGAGAGACCATTTGCGATCTCTTCTGATCCATCACAGGTTTCGAATTCCAGTGGGTAAGTGAAGGCCTCAAGAGTAGCCTCGAATTCTTCGGGGGTAGCCCGGTTAACGGACTTGACCCCATCAAGGTAATATGCTTGAGACTCACCACCGGAAGGAGACTCCGAGACCGAGATCAACCCGTTCCAAGGAATACCTTCAGCGCCATCGAGGTATAGCACACCTCGATCGACCCCAGCTTCGAAAAACTTGTCGCCAATAGTGTTCCATCTAAGTTGAGTCATTTAGTGCCTCCTTCCGGCAGTGATATTTTACTAGCTAGTTACAACTTGAAGCTCTCGGAGCTTCTTGACCAGCATCTTGCCGATGACGGTCTTGCAGGCTTCCGTGTAGTGAACCGAGTCCGTGAGGAGCTGCGGAGGAACCGTTCCAGTAGCCATTGCATCAGTGTCGGCCTGTGTCGGCGTAAGCCCTGCATCCGCAAGACCGTACGTCGCCAAGTAATCCCTCAAGGAAATGAAGTAGCGCCCAAATTCCAGACGCATGGCAGTCTCATATGAAGCTCGAGAAGCTGCTGATCCCGAAGAAAGGCCAAGAACAACCATCTTGAATCGACCCTTGTAATGGTCCTTCATCAGTTTGTGACGGTTGATCAGATCGGCATCGTCGGCATGACCACCATTCTGCCCCATGAATACGATCATTAGACCATCGTTCCAATCACGATCCGCTTTGGTACGAATTGCAGTGGGTCGATTGATGACGACCTCTGACCCAGCAACAGACCGAGTGAACGTGAAGTTACCCGTCGTGTCGTTGTATGCCGTACCGGTGAAGGCCAACGTACCTTCGACCCCGTCGATCTTCACAGGGTTCACATGCGATCCACCACCCTGCAGCAGAGGCATTGTCTTCTTTCCGAGGAAGGAAGTGATTCCACTGGCATACGTACCGATCTGAACCGGCGTTGTTCCTGCCGGAATTGTGACGTTGTTGATCATCATCACATCGCCACCCTGACGAGCGGCAATTGAGTTGGTTGATTCGCCACCGGTACCCGCGTTGTATACAGGGATACCGAGATCGGAGGCGAGGACTCCAGTCCAGCCACCACCAGCAGTGAGTGAGTCACCCCAACAAGTGATGTAGGGAGGCTGCTTACCGTCTACAAATGCCTTTGTGGCATATACAGACGGGTCAAACCCCCGCACCATATCGGCGATGAGAATACCCTTCTCAGAAGCCTTGTCGTCGATTACTGCAGCACCGATTTCCCAGTTGATCGCAGGAGTAGTGGCCGCACGGGTTTCCGAACCACCCAAGAAATAGACAGTGTCTGTATCCAGAACACCGGCCGCTTTCAAGAGAGGGTAAAGCTCGTCGCCCGTCTTCTGAGTCCAGTAGGTGGAAGCGTCCATGGTGAACTTGACGTTCGCCCACTGTGAACTGTTCTTGCCGACGCCGATCTGGTTGTTAAGCGTAGGTTTCATTTCAGACAGAGAGTCATCGAAGTGGAAGAAGAATTTCTTACCCTTGATGTTCAGCAGAGTTCCGAGGTTTGCCGAAACAATCTGATAGTTCCAGTTGGTATCTGGCTGAGTCGTCTGAACACGCGTCCATCGTGTAGACAATCCTGAAGGAACCTGACTCATGGCGAGTGTCGACCCACCAGATCCACCGAGGTTAATTCCAGTGGAAGGCAGAACTGTTGCAAATCGACGAGAGTCATCGCTGAATCCAGCCAAGGAGCTCGTCTTCGGTGGTGCAGTCACCGTGAAGTCCGACTCCACATCGTTGGCCATCGCAATACGAAGCCACATATCCGATGAGTAGTTGTACGAGCTGTCGGACGATGTACCTGAGCTGCTGTACATCCGCTGGTTGAAGTAGACGGTGGTTCCATCAGCGATTGTCTTGCCAGCAAGCCAGTCTTCGATCTTGACTGAGTAGAGACCGCCACCATGATTGGTAGTGGTCGATGCTGTCAGATCAAGCTGGACCCATTCCGATCCCGGACCCCAGTCGCCACCAACGTTCAGAGCGTAGTTTACAGAACCGCCCGGAGCATTCTTGATTGTCGTGGCTGACAGGTCCTTCTGTTCGCCTCGGAAGTAGATTACCTTGTTCCGAATAGAAGCGCGGGTACCAAGTGAAATTTGGTTATTGATGTACCAGACGTTTGTCTGATTCTTGGCGAACTTGAGTCGGTAAAATGACCCATTCGTGAGCCCAACAATCTCAGGGTTCCATAGGGTTGCCCCTCCGTTTACCACCGTGTTGGTTGCACGCCGAGGGTCCATGGACGCGGTAACGTCCTTAAGACCAGCCGATGGAACGTCGAGAGTTACGACGCCCGTTTTACCGTTGAGACTTACGACACCACCGGCAGCACCGGTATCACCTTTATCGCCTTTGGAACCTTTGACTACGCCGGCATTGAAGGTCGTGTCATCGGCTCGCTTGAGGATAAGCTCCCCAGCACCATTGACAGTACCTTCTTTGACGGTCTGCTTGTCGATCTCGCTTTTAAGCTTTGCTTGGATTCGGGGCGGAAAGTTTCCGTCGGCATCCGCACCGACAACTTTGTATGGTCCAGCCATGTTAGTCTCCTGAAATGTAGGTGCCGGATTCGTCCGGATCTTCGGTCACGTTGTCGTTGATGATGAAGAAACCTTCATCATCTGGATCTGGCGAAACAGAGTTCGCTGCGATCAAGTAAAAGCCCGGGTCGTTAGGATCTTCACTTAGATAGGTCCCTTCGACAATGGCTATGATCTCTCCGGGTTTAGGCAAACGTGGTTCTTGCCCATTTCGACCGTAGAGTATGTCTTCGATCTTAGCCAAAGCCAACGGAGTGATCTTGGTCGAATCGATAGTTAGTGTTGCAGTCCTAGCCACCTACATCTCCTTTCTGTTTACTACCCCTTGGACTGTGCCTGTGCTCTGCGCTGCGCATTAAGTTTCTGACGCTCAGAAACCATGTCGCGTTTACTCATCTTCTTGGGCGGTGAGTTCTTGCTGTTGCAGACTTCGATGAGTGTGAAAAGTCTTGACAGATGCCAGTGCTCGAACTCGATTGGGATCTGAAGTGCAATCATCCAGTAGTAGATGACCTCAGCCGTGATGAATTCACGAGCTCGCCCTCTACTATTGGCTGGACCTTTATTGTTGATTACCGTTGCGGTCATCTTGGCGTTAATGTAGTTGTTGACTTGATTGATGCAGTCTTGCGGGAGGTTTTGGTAAACCTCCGGGGGAACATCAGGGGTCAAACACATGCAGTGTATGTACCCTAAGATTTCCTCGGCTGTCTTTTCATCTGGGCCCAAGAAGGGTTTCTCCCAAGATGCCTCCCATTTTGAAAGGGAGACCAAGGAATGCTCTAACTCCAGAGTCATCTCTGGTGCGACGATAAACTGGTTAGTCTCGTCATCGAACTTGTCGACTGCAGGGATGTGAAGCTTGAGCATTCCCTGATCTCCTTTCTAGTGATTGCCTTACGGCACGTCAACCGTGGTGCCGAAGAGAGCAATGATCTCGGACGGCAGCGGCAATGCAGGCTCTTCAGAAGCCGTACCGTACAGGATCGCCTCGAGTGCTGCCAGATCAGCTGCGTTGACCTTGGTCGAGTCGATAGTAAGCTGTGCGGTCGGCTTAAAACCCGCGACGTCGATGGGGTTCGTCGAGATCTCCCAGCTGAACGTCGAGGCTTCCGGCGATTCGTTGATCGTGGTGTAGGCCTTCTCCGTAGGAGCTGCCTGTCCGCCGTAGATCAGGTGAATCTTGTAGCCGTGGTCCACGCCGTCAACGTCATTACCGATCTTGGTGCGGTAGGCAAGACCGAAGGTCTCGCGCTTCTGCTGACCGATGAAGACGCCGCCGGTGATTTCGGCGGTGCCGTCGCACGCCATGAACTCGTCGGGGTACGTGAAGGCTTCGAGGGTCGCAGCGAACTCTTCAGCGGACTGAATGTTGGCGTAGACCTGATTGTTCGCGTACTGCTTGTTGGACTCGGCACCCGAGGGGCTCTCGGTGACGGAGACGAGACCGTTCCAAGCGTAGCCCTTGTCGTACTCGCCAGTCGTGCCACGGCGGTAAAGTACGCCCTTGTCGACACCGGTTTCGAAGATCTTCTCCGAGACCTTATCCCATTCCAGTACTGTCATGGTGATTCCTTTCAGAAGTAAAGATTGAAAACATCGTGGTAGAGTTGACCTACCACAAAGCGCCTCTCAAAGGAGCATCGTGGTAGGTCGTGAACCGCTTCAGGAATCAGGCTGAGACCGTCCTGATCCATAACAGTTAGTTGGTAGCGCTTCGATTTCTGGTACGGAGCGTTGTTCGCATGACGAGATTCCCTGTTGTCGAGTTTATACAAGATACAGGGGTATTCCATCATGTTGGCCGGCGGCTCCTCGAAGTACGCCTTCTTAACACCGGGAATACTGCTAAGCAACTCATGGAGCTGTAGCTGTTGGTCCGTTGTAAACACCCCCCAAGCTTAAGATCAAGCGGCGACCTTGGACTTCGATACTCTCGATGTGCCAAAGGTCGCCCTCGAACTCAATGTAGCGAATCTGCTTTCGACGTTTGAGAGCATCATGAGCCGCTACAATGCTAATGCGGTTTGTAAACGTAAAGTCTGGAGTAGCTTTCTCTCCAGTCTCGGTGTTGATGTCGTTGCGAAGGACGTCACCGAAGAACTTATGCTCAACGATGACGTCCTTCCAACGACCGGGCGTGACTTCTGCAGTTGTACCGAAACCGATCTTACCGCAGAACCGTGCCATTTTGAAGAGCTACTACGCTGCGGTGTAGGTGAAGACCCAGTGACGCGTCGCCAGAGGAGCGATGTAGTAGCCGGTCTTGGCCTCGGCGTCCACATCAACCGTTTCGGTGATGGTGGTGGTGCCGGCAGGAGTGACCACGCCGTTAACGAGGTAGTCGACACCGGTCACAGCCGGGATCGTCAGCTCATTGGTGGCGGTGTTGAAGGTCGGAGCGACCGGAGTCACTTCAGTGCCTGCATCACGACGGATGACCAGAGCCGACTTGGGCTTGGTCAGAGCACCCGACAGGCGGGTTTCCATCAGGTACTTGTACTGGTTGAAGTCGATGTCGAAGTCATCGAACGAGGTGATCTCGCCACCCTTGTTGGTGCCGACCGTGTAGTCGATCAGGTTGACGATGATGCCGATCAGGGTTGCGTCCTCGCCCATGGGCTCGACGGGAACGATCTCCTTGACGCGGATCGCAGCTGCGAGAGACGCTTCGGTCTCGTACAGGCGGCGGCCCATCTTGTCCTTCAGCAGGAGCATCTCGGTGAGGACGGCGTCCGTGGTGTAGAAGGTCGGGGAACCGGAGCCACGGTAGTTGGTGCGCGAGCGGGTGATCTCGTCGATCATCACGTCCGGAGCAACGTTGGCTGCCAGCTGAACCTTGTGGGCGTACAGATCGTGATCGTTGGCGATCGAGCGGATGCCCGTGCCTTCGGTCTGGCCCTGCGGGTCCTTGATCTTGTCCGCGTGACCCACTGCACGGCCGTCGCCGATGAGGATGGAGCGAGCGATTTCCTCGTTGAGCATGAAGCGGATCTCCCACTTCAGCCAAGAGATGATGTCGATGTCGGTGATGTCGATCACGTCATCGCGGTCCAGCTTCTGCTTCTTGTAGACCGTGGCGGGGCCGGTGGAGCGCTGCAGCAGGACGACAACTTCGTCCTTCTTCAGGGTGCCCTTGGTGTAACCCTTGGCCCGAGCCTCTTCGGCGGTCAGGTCGGCGAGGATGGTCTTGACCTTGGCGAACGGGGAGTGCTTCGTTGCGCCGAGGACCTTCTGGACCCACTCGGTCTGCCGGGCGATGAGCTCCGGGGTCTGCGAGGAAACGCGAGCATCCGGGAAGAGGATGTCGATGTTGGTGATGCCGTAGTCGGCGTGTGCCAGAGTGAAGGACTGGAAGGCCTTCTTGAAGGAGCCCTTTTCGCGGGCGAGGGCGTTGATTTCCTCGACGTCGGCGTGGGAAAGAGTCGGGCGCTGAGCGACGGCCGTGCCGCCACCGCTGGCGTTGGAGTCAAATGCTTTGTAGTTCATGTTGGCAGAGCCTTCCTGATTGTGCTTGAGAGTGGAATCCTCAGACTCATTGGAGCCGTCGGTGTGCTTGGCAGACTTGTCGGAGTCGTCGGACTCTTCCTCATCTTCATCGACCTCGGACTCAAGGGCGGTGCCGATGAGTGCGTTGACGATGGTTCGCTGCTTGGGAGAGAGGGAGTCAATGACTTCCTTGACGTCGATCTCTTCGCCGTCTTCAGCGTGGATGACGATCAGACCGTCATCATCGTCGTCGTGCTTGGCAGTCGAGCTGCTAGCTGCGTCTCCGAGGATGGCGAGAACGACCTTCTCCTGCTTCGGGGTGAGGGAGTCCCATACGTCCTGTACGGTCTCGGTGTCCTCATCCTTGGCGGCCGGCTTTTTGGCTGGCGCTGGAGCTTCCGCGTGTGCGAGAGACGGGATCGTCGGGGCTTCATCCCAAGAGATGATGACCTCGCCGAACATGGTGTCCGTGCCGTCGCCACTGTGCTGAAGGTTGACGTCCAAGATGAACGCTTCCGGGTTTGCACCCTTGTAGACCAAGCTGACTTCAGTGATGTTGCCATGAACAACGTCTGCGCCGTGCTGCTTGAGTCGGTTTGCGAAGATGGACAGAGCCTTGATGTCGCCGTGGCGAACGAGCTCCTTGGCTTCCTGCGCCGAAGTCGTTTCATTGAAGAATGCTTCGGTGTAGACGCCGTCTTCACGGTGGTGGAGGATCGCGTGTCCAAGGACATTGCCCGGGCTGTCGTGCTGGTGCATCCAGACGAGCGGTACCTGAGTTTTGTCCTGATGGAGGAATGCGCCGTGCTTGATCGTTCGACCATCGGAGCACTCACGATCAAATCGAGTTGCATAGCCTGTGAAATCAGGCAGCTTGGTCGCTGTCGCTACTGTCATTTTGAAGGTTCTCCTTCCTTTCTTGAGTTGCTTCCGGTGGTTGATTGACTTTGCCAACGTTGTCTTCGTTAGGCATGTTGGAGTTCTGCAGTTTGTCTGCCTTGGCTTCCTTCGAAGGCATGAGCCCGAGAGCCCGTGTCCTTAGTTCGTTGGAAGTCACTACTTCGTTACGCGAAAGCTTGTCACCGATGTCGGCAATCTCACTAAGCGCCAGATTCTTAAACGGATCTTTGAAGTATCGAACTCGCTGGCCCTGCGAGCGAGCAGTCTTAGAGATGAACTTTCGTTCAAGCCCTTCGGTGATCGCTGCGAGGATCGGATCGACGGTTCGGTTGTGATAGTTGATCATTGCCCGTTCGTCGGCCGTACCATCGAAGACATCTTTGGGGATGCCGAGTTGTGAGTACAGCTGCTTCGTCAGGAATTCCACCTGAGCCAGCATGTTGTTCTCCGCAGGACGGTTAAGCTGCGTGATCTTCTCAGTCGCATCAGCATAAGCAACGCCGTACTTGGAATTGTGCAGCTGCTCTTCCATGTCTTGCCGTCGTTGTGCAGCCATAGCCTTTTTAGACTCGGTCTTCACAACATATGGAAGCTGGATGATGATGTCGAGCTTGCCAGATCCAGCCTGCTCATCGATCGCATCAAGAAGGCTTAGCTTTCGCGTCAAACGCTTAAGCGTCGAGACCTCATCGTTCATCACCGCATAAAGCGGGTTCTCGATGATGGCGACATTTCGTTTAAGGAATGTCCGCTCTTCCTTATTGCCGCTATCTGGGTTGTAAACCAGAACGCGAACATGTTCGGGGAACCAAGCTACGACTTCTCCAACGCGAAGTTCTTTGATGTCATACGACATCGAGGTTGCCGGATCTTTATCGGCTTCCATGATGCAGATTGCGGCGACACCCTTGTCGAAGAGGGCCATGGCAATATTCTGTCGGAATGCACGAGCGCCTTCGTCGAGGTTGGCCTCGAATGTCAAGCAGTCGTTAAGACCACTAGTCATCGTATCCACATACTGATCGGTGTCTTTGTCGACTCGAACGTGGAGTATGCGATGCGCAGCAACGTCAATTGCGATCTGGTTGTAGATTGCCGTGATAACGGTCTTGTCTCCGGACGAACGCATTCGAGTTCGACTGGGATTAAAACCATAGCTACCCGAACCACTGCCGCCCCAAGAGACGAAACGGTTAGTATCTTCTTTTGAGAACGTTTTGTACGCAGCGTGCAATAGATTGTCTTTTAGCTCTTTAAATATGCCCATATGTTACCTCCTCTCGAGGGTGTCGTAGTTAGGAGTGAGAATTAAGAAGAGCCCTGCTGTTCTCGGATCTGCCTTTGGAACTCTTCAGTAAGTTCTTTGCCCCTGCCGATGTTGTCGATGCGGTTCATCTCGCTGTTAACGATACTTGCCACACCACCGAGACCAACTACAGCCATTCCGAGCATCGCGGAGACCTTGACGCCGTGCAGAACCTTCTCGCCCGTTTTGCGTTGCTTCGCAATGGAGGCGTCAGAGCCGTTGTCGATTTCGAACTTCTTGTCTGCGATCCTGCGATCGAGATGTTCCTTACCTTTGTTCGTCCTTGCGGTCAAACGCTTGGCGGTGAGTGTCCGAACCTCGGCCTGTCGAACAGCCTGCCGATTACGAGCATCCGTGATTGTGGCATTACGAGCTTTGGACTCGGCGACTTTGCGCTTGCCCCACTTCATACCCGGAACGCCATAGTGTTCGAGGTGATCTTCAACTTCTACTGTCATATTTCACCTCCTATTGTTCCCAGTCGGATTCACTCAGGGCAGTTCCTACTTCCCCAGCGAACTTACCCACCTGAACAGCGATATGTACCGCTGCGGCAGTGGAAGCCATCAGGGTGGCGCCAGCCGTACCCTTAAGAAATAGGACACCAACGGTACTCTTCTTGGCGATAGAAGCGTCACCGCCCTCTTTGAGGACGATCTTCTTCTCCTTGATCACTTTATCGAGGTGTTTGCGTCCGGCATCCGTTTGAGCACGGAGCTTTTCCTTTTTCAGCCCCTTGATCTCGTCCTTACGGACTCGCTGTCGGGCTCGGGCATCTTTAATGGTGGCATTGCGTCGCTTGCCCCACTTCATACCCGGAACGCCGTAGTGTTCGAGATGGTCTGTCACTCGAAGGCCTCCTTATTGGCTTTGTAGGCGACATAAGCATCCAGAAGTGCGGATACGTTATCGATCTTTTGGTCGTGACGCTTCTTGAGAAGCTTGCGGTTGCCGTTGGTGTCTTCCATCGTAATGGCGTTACCCATGGCGTAGCTCATCAGGGCCTGATCGAAAAGTAGTTCTCGTCTAGCGCTCAGATGCTTAAGTTCACCCAAAGGAACAGACTCAGTTCGGGCGCCCTGAGGAACCTTTTCGATTCCAAAGGGTCCGTTCTCAGCTTCCCATCGAGTTACGAACTCTTTTGCGTTGTACGGGTCGAAGCCGAAGGCCGAAACGTCGTACTGATTCTTTTCGATGAATGCCTCGAGGTCATCGTAGACAGCCATCATGTCGAGAATGGTTCCCGGCATGACGTGAAGGCTGAATTCTCGAATGAACTCCTCATACTTCTGGCGAGGACCGCTAGAAAGTTTCATGTAGGTGTTCTCAGAGATGTAACTTCGAGTGACTATTCCAAACTTCCCATTCCGCAAAGGAAACAGGAAAGTGAAGGCACAAAAGTCATCACCCTGTGAGAGGTCGGCTCCCAGAGCACAAGGTAGCCCCCAGTAATTCGGAACAAACTTATGCGGCTCGGTCTCTTCGTAGGGGAAGAAGTACGTATAGCCTTCCATGGGAATTCCGAAACGCTTAGCCAAGATATCGTTCCGCGCTGCAGGTGCAGCTTCAATGCGGTCGACATCTCGCTGGTAATTCTCATAGGAAACTGTGATGCCAATGTTGGGCTGTGCCTTCTCCCACATCCGGTGATCGGGCACCTCCTCGAGTTCGTCGAGCTTGTAGTGCCAGATTGAGATGTGAGGAGCATAGGTCTCATCTCTAAGGATCTTGGAGAGTTCCATTTTGATGGTATCGCCACTACCGTTACGGACTGTACCCTCGGAGCTAATGGCCACGATCAGGTAGTCGTCCAACTTGGTAGCACCCTGCTCGATTGCCGCCACCACATCTTCACGAACGTCTCCGGAGAGCCACTCATCGATCGTCGAGATCTTGGGTCGGAGACCCTGAAGCTTGTCGATCTTCATTGGGCGAACTTCGAGTAGAGAACCTGTTAGAAAGTTCTCGATACCCTTCTTGGTAGATGCGAGTTTGACTCGATTCATCTTGTCGCCGGTCGTGTTCTGCAGTGAGCCTTCGGTGAGGAACCTGAACAGAGGACCGCGAGAGCGAGTGATCGCTGTTCTGAAGGGAGACATGACTTCATCAGCTTGCTTCATGGTTGGAGCAGTGGTGATCTGATGAGAGGTAGCGGTATCCACGTTCAGGAAGTAGCTTTGAATGCACTCGGCGTACATCGACTTGGCTGCACCACGAGCAACGATCAAGTACTGCTTAACGGTGAGCCGTTTCTTGACCGCTTTACGGACAAAGCGTCCGCCATGGTTGTCATTCGATGGTTCGTAGACACTGGCGTCTTCGAAGTAGTACCAACCGAAGATCTGTTCCGCCCAAAGCTTGAAGCTATCGAGCATATGGAAGTCAGTACCGTCGGTTAGGGTCAGCTCATTCTCACAGTATGAGATAAAGCCGTTGATGGCCATGTCATCGTAGTAGTAGATGGGATTGGCGATGAGTCCGTCGATCCTATTCATCTCTGCTTCGATTTCTCGGCAGATCATGATCTCTCCATTGAGCACTCTCTCTCGAAATTGCCCGTAGTAGATAGGTGTTGCTGTGTTGGATAGGCCCATCGCCAACCCCCTCTCGATTTATTAGAAGCCCGGCCGCTTTGCGAACTGCATTACGACCGGCTTAGGTTTTGGGGCTGCTGCCACCGCTAACTTGGTTCCCAGCTTAAGGCCGCCGGGCGTGACGAGCTTGTCGATCTCACGGTTGACGTAGCTCTTGGCCTGCTGCTTGCCGATTTCTTTGAGAATGTCGACAGCGATCTTCTGACCCTCGGAGACCTCGTGCGCATTAAGCGACTTGAACTCCTTTTCAAGCTTGAGACGGTTGATTGCCGACTTTAGATCGTCGTCACTCATGTCTTTTACTTTGGCTCGGGCTTCGGCTCGCCGTTCGTTCTCTGCTTTTCGAGCTTTGCTGCGGGACCTACGTTTACCCCACTTCATACCGGGCACGCCGTAGTGTTTGAGGGTTTCCTCATCTACTCGGATACCGTGCTCGCTAAGTACATCTCCTGCGCTGACTCCCATTTCACCTCCTCAGCATCGATGTTGAGCAGCCACTCGAGGTGAGTAGCCTGCCGTTCCATGGCTTGCGTTGCTGGTCCGGTTGCCGGAGGATCATACAGCATCCGTACCTTCAAACCCATGTAGGTTTTGACGGCGTGGATCTGTTGTTCTCCGATAAAGTCGGCCCACTTCGCCTCTCGGTTGAGAATCATGAATCCGTGTTGCGGACCGATGCCCAACTTCTTCAAGACGAAGAATATGGTGTTGATGTGGACCATAATCTCGAGATCGAATGACGTATCTTCGGGATCAAGGCCGCACTGCAACTTGGTTACGTCGAGAATGCTGTCGTTATCCACCCGGCCACCCCTCACCGAGAACCACGAATATGAAGACTGCAATCTGAACGAGAGCAATCATGAACATCGTGACTACGAAGAGCATGTAGCCGATAATGGCGCAAAGTGTCGCCAAAGCCAGAGCTTTAAGCGACACTTCGACAGCCTTACCAGTCGTCATGAGTAACGACGGTTGATCTCTGCCTGAACGGCATTGAAATGAACACCAAGAGCGGCGCGCCGAGCGTCACCATTGCCATATTTGCCAGCAAGGGTTTCTTCAACGAGCTGATTGATGTTCACACCACCGTTTAGACGACGATTCACCTCTGCCTGAACGGCATTGTAGTGAACGCCGAGAGCGGCGATGCGCTGTTCACCGGAACCGAATGCTCCGATGAGAACCTGATCGGCGAGGTAGGAAATGTTGACTCCCTGAGGAGCTACACCGCCACCACCAACACGACGATTGATGATTGCCTGAACTTCGTCGAAGCGAGCACCGAGTGAAGCGCGTCGTGCGTCTCCATTTCCGTGCTTTCCTGCCAGAACTTCATCGGCGAGCTGATCACCAGTCTTGGCGACAGCAGGTGCTACACCAACACCATGTCGACGGTTGACTTCTGCCTGCACAGCGTCGTAGTTCCCGCCGAGGGAAGCGCGTCGTGCCTCTCCGGTGCCGTGGAGACCAGCAATAACTTCGTCGGCGAGCTGCCAGACAGTCTTCGCTGCGACGGGAGGCGTAGCGGGAGTAGCAACCGGTGTTGCAGTCCCAGCCATGTAGCCGTTGGCGAGGTCGCGTGTGCGAGGCATGAGCCACCAGAGGTTTCCACCGGGGCAGGCCGTGGCGAACCACTGACGGTGACCCTGATAGTTGCCTTCGGAGACTGCGCCCCAACCGTGACGTACAGCGATGTCGGCGAGAAGCGCAACAACCGCTGCGTAAGCGGCTTCGGAAATGGCCCAAGAGTGTGGGTCATCATCGTTGCCGTTGATCTGACCGGATTCGTTCTCTACTTCGAACGTAATCGCCGGTGCGTCTGCCTCGAATGAACCGGAAGTCCAAGCTCGGTACTCTTCCGGAACCTGACCCCAGATGGAGCCATCGTTCAGAATGTTGTAGTGAACCGAAGCCGGAGCTGAAGGGTCCGTGAGACGCCGAGTGCCGGCGCCGTTCATGCCTGCGTGGTGGTGCTGCAGAACCCGGACGATGGACGAGCCGTTTCGAGATGAGAATTTGTTGTGATGAGGGATGGTGCCTGCAATGAGGTCGGAAAATGTCATGCTACGCTCCTTAGTGTTCGGTTTCCCCACAAGCGGGTATCGCCGGGACGACGTTCGACTACCGGAAGTGCCAGCAGCGATCGATCACCATAGTGAATTGCATTGTGGGTTCTGTGTGTTACGGAGATTAGATACTCTGGATCGAGAATATCCTCATTGCCGTGGATGATGTCTTCCGGCACCATCGGATTCATGTGGTGAATCAGGATTCGATCGTAAATGTCGAACCCTTCCATACCAAGATCACAGCCGTAGTCGCGTGCAATGACTTCGTCTCGAATAAGACGCCATTCTCGTGATCGGTAGAACTGTTGGTTACGATGACGTTCGGACCCGAAGGTACGATCGCCTACAACACCTTTGAGTTTGAGGTAATCAAAGCGTTCAACAAATGTTTCGAGCTGAGACAGCTCACTGAATGATCGGGTCATCGGGTTCTTCACTGTCCTGTCCGGAATAACCACGCATGGCGTTCATGGCATCCTCGTAGAGCTTCTTCATCTCTTCAGCATTAGCCAGATCCTTGACCTTGGCTTCGACGAGAAGCGTTTCCTGCTTAAGCTTCTGAAGTTCCTGCTTCTGAACTGTAGAACCGACTTTGAGGAAGTGGACCAGTTCCTGTGAGGATGCGGTTCCTTTACGAATGCGCATTTCTACGACATCGTAAGCTAGTGCGGCTAGCTGTGCCTCTCGAGCTTCGGGCGATCGAGCAGGTGGGAACCGTTCGAGGCTAATACCATCTGGTTCGATCTCGGCGTCGTAGACTTTACGAGGCTTAGCCACTATTGCCGTAGACTTTTTAGGTCGACCGGGACCAGCCATAGGTATTCACCTCCTGTTAATGTAGTAATTGAAGTGGCCAGAGTTGCCAGAGTGGCAAAATTATGCAAAAGTGGTCACACCATGTAGAGGAACCATGAAAGAGCACTAGATCTCGAACGGATTCTGAGCAATCCGCCTCTTGAAAGGAGTGCACAGGGGATGAGCCTGTACTTTGTTGTGAGATCTAGTACCCTATCGTGGCTACTCTACATAGATGTGTATGGGTTGTAATGCGTGTAGGTATAGTTCTAACCTACTTTGGGTATAGTTTTGCCTAGTGAAAGAACTCCAGAAATCCGCGTCGGCATGGATCGATCGAATCGGATGAGACCATTGTATCCGGTGAGATCTGGAATTCTATCAACAGGCAAAAGTGGTCAGCCCATGTAGGCTTTATACGGTACCTAGAGCTCGGTTACGCCAATAACCTGCTGGAACAACTAATCTCACTTGGCCGACCCGGAAAGCCGGAGACTAGGAGCGTCTAGGTACCTTATAAAGCCTACATGGGCTGGACTACTTAGGACTTGTCGCCGTCCTTGGAGGAGGTGCGGCTGCGGGAGGTCGCGGTCTTGGACTCGTTTTCCTCGTGTGCGGAGTGCGCGGCGAGCCGGCGGTCGATGACCTGCTCGTAGAGGTCCTGATTGGGGACGATGAAGTCGACGGGCTTGGTCAGTTCAGGCGCTTTGGATTCGTTTGCGGGCGTCTCGGCCATGATGGAACCTTTCGTTGGCGACATTGAGTTGAAAACATTCCCCGGAAAATTCCCCCGGGGCATTTTTTAAGG